GCGCCTGCTGCTCGATGCTCTTGAGCAGCCGGTCGTCGCGCCGGTCGACGGCGGCTTGGGTGGCGGCGTAGGCGTTCACAGCAGCGCTCCAAGCTTGAGCACGCGGGTCGCGCGCTCGATCACCTGGTCGTCGGCCGGCGTGCGCGCGGCACGGCCGGCGAGCTTGAGCACGTCGGCGAGGGATTCGCGCAGGTTGCGGATCGTCCGCTCGGCCTGCTCGCGGTCACGCTGCAGGAGCGCGGCGCGGAATCCGTCGGCTGCGGCCTGCGGGCTGTCGGCGAGCCGGGGGAGATCGGCAAGGGATTCGGTCATCTGGGCCTCCGTGCGTGAGCAGTGGGGGCAAGATTAGCGGAGCGCTAAGCGTCTGTCAATAGCGCCGCGCTAAGCGTGTGGCGTAGGGGAAACCCTACGTCTGCACCATCCGTGGCGTAGCGCAGCGCTATTGACCATTGACTGGCCCGCCTGATCGGAGCACCCCCGGTGCTGCTGTCGCAATGGCGCAGCGGCGTGCGTGCAGTGCCGATCGAGCGGTGCACGGAAATCGAGGCCGCCACCGAGCGCGCCGTCCGCCGCTGGGAGCCGTCCGCCGCTGGGATCTCCGTCCCGACGACTGGGGACGAATCTGGCCCGAACTCATCGGTATGCCAGGCGCTCCTGAGTGGGTGGAGAAGGAGAACGCCTGAATGACGCCGCAACCAACGCCAGCATCGATCTCGTCCGTTCTTGAATACCGTCCAGAAACGGGCGTTTTCATCTGGATTGCAAAGGCCGCTAAGAACACGAAAGTGGGCAGCGTCGCTGGCCGCATTGCACGCGCCGGTTACGTCGAGATCGGGTTGGGCGGTAGGCTCTACAAGGCTCACCGCCTCGCTTGGGTGCTGCTGTACGGGCACATCGACGAAAGCCGCGTCATTGATCACATTAACGGCAAGAAGTGCGACAACCGCATCAGTAACCTTCGCTTGGTGACGCCGGTTGAGAATGGGCAGAACCGTCATCGACCGGCCGGCAGAAACACGGCCGTCGGCGTTACATGGGATAAGGCGCGCAAGAAATGGCGGGCCGACATCAAGGTCGGACGCAGGTGCGTAACTCTCGGCCGTTTCGACCACCATAGTGAGGCCGTCTCGGCCCACGCTGCCGCGAAGGCAAAGCACCATCGCATCTGGCCCGAGCTCTGAGTCCCTGATCTCCATGCCCACATCGTCGCCGAGCTGCACGCTGGTCGTCATCCAGACCGAGGCCGAGCGTCGGGCGGAGGAGGCCGAGCGCCGCGCAGCGAAGGCTGAGGAGAGGGCCCGGCTGCTGCAAGAGATCCTGCAGGGGAGGGTCGCCGCATGAAGCCCGGGACCACGGTGATCGTCAACGCCGGCATGTACATGCTCAAGCACGGCGTCGTCACGCGAGTGCATGCCAACCTGGGGGCGCACGGTTTCGCCGAGGTGAACTTTATCGGAGCGAGTGGCTATCTGCTTGAGCGCAACGGAACTTCGACCGTACCGCCGACCGATACCCCCCCCGTTGACATGCTGCCGCTCCCGTGCCTGAACGCGTTCGAGGCGACGAGGCCGTGAAGTACCGCGTGATCGCCGGCAAGTACCGCGACCAGATCGTGAGCATTGTCCGCCGCAACGGCTCGACAGTGCAGGTCGCTACCGTCGGCGTGCCGGTGGCGGTGTTCTGGATCGCGCGCAAGAGACTCGAGGCTGTGGAGGCTGTCGCGTGACGGACGCGCTGGCATGGACGGTCGAGCAGGTATTTCGCACCGCCGACCTGCCTGGAGAACTGCCCGCCGAGCTGCGGCGCGGAAACGCGGCACGCGGCAATTGACGGCCTATGGCGCAACCGGGTCGAGCTATGCCGGCGCACTGGCCTGTCGCAGAGCACGGTCGGCCGGATGCTCGTGCAGATGCACGAACGCGGCGAGATCGAGATGCTGCCGGCCAGTGGTTCGCGGGCCGCGCAGTTTCGGAGGGCGAAGTGATGCCTACCGGACGCAAGCCGCTCTCGCCCGAGGCCATGTTGGCGTACCTGAGCGAGAACGTTTACATCGACGGCGACTGTCTGGTGTGGGCGGGGCCGTTCTACGCCGGCAAGCAGCGACCGAGAATCATGTGGCACTGCAAAGAGCATCCCGCTCGTCGCTTGCTGCTCGAACTGTCCGGAAAGCGTGTCAAAGGGCGCGTCGTCTACAGCACCTGCGGCGAACCCCGGTGCATGAACCTCGCGCACCTGCGCGCCGGGACGCGGGCTGACGCAACCCGCCAGGCCGCAGCGGACGGAGCGTTCCCGACCGGAGCTAGACGTTCTCTGCTGTCCCTGCGCGGCCACTCGCAGCGCGCCCGACTGGGCCTGCGACATGCGCCAGAGGTACTGAGGTTACGCGCCAACGGGGCAACGCTTGCGCAGGTTGGTGAACGATACGGAGTCTCGGTGCAGGCGGTGTCGCAAGCGATCTCAAACTGGCGCAAGGCCGGCGTGAGCGAATGGAGCGTCGCATGAGCGCCGTCGTCGAGCTGCAGCCGCTGGAGCGGAGTGCGCGGTGAGTATCAAGCCCATCGAAACCGTCTATCGTGGCTACAGGTTTCGCAGCCGACTCGAGGCTCGGTGGGCGGTTTTCTTCGATGCGCTCGGCGTCAAGTGGGAATACGAGCCGGAGGGCTACCACCTGTCGGACGGTTCGATGTACCTGCCAGACTTCTGGCTACCCGGTTTCCACCTTCCGAGCGGCACGTATGTAGAGGTGAAGCCACAAGGCGGCGGCACATCAAAAGCGCGACAGTTCGCACGCGACTCCGGAGCGGCGGTTCTGCTCGCAGTCGGAGCTCCGAGTACGTCTTTGCTCGATTGCCTGTTCACTGACATCGGCGACGATGGCGAAGAGTGTCTTTCGACCTATAAAGTTGCATTCGACAGTAAGTACCTGCCGTGTAACAAATCGCGCGGAGAGAGCAGGTTCTTCGTGTGCCCATGCGACGATCACTGCGATGGCGATCAGTTTCTATTGGATGCAGTCATCGCAGCCCGCCAGGCGCGTTTCGAGCACGGGCAAGTGGGTGCCCCGCACGAATGGCAGCGGTAATGGCCGCCGTCGTCCCGATCGGTCAGCAGCGTCCGATGCTCGAATACGCGCTGGCCTACGCCGCAATCGGGTGGGCTGTATTCCCGGTGCATTGGGTCGATCAGTCCGTCGACAAGGAAACCGGGGAGATCACGAACCGCTGTTCGTGCAAGTCGGCGAACTGCGAGCGATCCGGCAAGCATCCGCTGACGAACCGCGGCTTTCAGGACGCAACGACCTCCGCACCGCTGCTGCGCGAGTGGTGGGGCAAATGGCCGATGGCCAACATCGGCGTGGCCACCGGCGCGCAGTGCTGGGTGCTCGACATCGACTTCCGCAGCGACAAGAACGGCCACCTGAGCGTCGAGGCGCTCGAGCGAGAACACGGCCTTTTGCCCGAAACCCAGACCGCTCGCAGCCAGTCCGGCGGGCGACACTACTTCTTTGCCGGCGACGCGTCGGTGCAATGCTCGAAGGAAAAGGTCGGCCCGGGCGTAGACGTGCGCGGCACGGGCGGCTACATCATCGTCGAACCCTCCAGGATCGACGGAACCTACGCCTTCGACGACTGGGACGTCCTGGCCGGCGAACGCCCGAACCTGGCCGCGGCGCCGGGGTGGCTCCTCGAGCTCGTCACCGGAACGCCGCGAGCCGTAAACAGCGCGCCGATCGGCGAACGCTTTGCGCCGCCCGAGACACTGGACGACTTGCGGGCCGCGCTCGCATGGCTCGACTGCTCGAACTATCAGAGCTGGATCGACATCGGCCACGCGCTCAAGTCGCTGGGCGACAACGGCTTCTGGCTGTGGGACGAATGGAGCCGGCCATACCCCGGCTACAACTTCCAGCAGATCCGGCAGAAGTGGCACAGCTTCAAGCCGAACAACATCAACTACGAGTCGATCTTCGCGCGCGCCGCCGCTCGCGGCTGGTCGAACCCACGCTCGAAAGGTGCCGCCGCACCGCCGCCAGAACCGGAGACCGGGCTGCTGCTCGATCTGGGGCAACTGCGCGCCGCGTCCGGGTCCGTGCGCTGGCTCATCAAGCACCTGCTGCCCGCAGACAGCGTGGGCGTGGCCTTCGGCGCGTCCGGTACGTTCAAGTCGTTCATCGCCCTGGACATGGCGCTGCACGCCGCCCACGGGCTCGCTTGGTGCGGCAAGAAAACAGCCAAGCAAGGCGTCGTCTATGTCGCGGGCGAGGGCGGTGCCGGGCTGTGGAACCGCATCGACGCATGGCACCGCGTCCGCGGGCTCGAGATGCCGGAGGACTTTCGGGTTTGCATTCATGCGCTGTTGCTGGACAACGCGCAGCACTCCGCGGCGCTCAGGAAAGAGATCGAGGCGCTGCCGTTCGTTCCCGGGCTGATTGTGGTCGACACCCAGTCCCAGACGTTCGCGGGCGACGAGAACAGCGCCACCGAGGTCGCCGGCTACTACAGGCGCCTGTCGGCCGACCTGCGGGCGCCATTCGGCGCCGCGGTGCTGGTGATCCACCACACCGGCCACGCTGTCATGGAGCGCCCGCGCGGATCGAGCGCAATTCTCGCCAACGTGGACGTGGTATTCAGCCTGGCGCGCGAGTCGGAGCAGGGCATGAGCGCGGTGCTCGAGGTCCGCAAACAGAAGGACGGCGATCGACTCGACCCGGTGGCCTTCGAGCTCGAGCGGGTGGTACTCGGCCATGACGAGGACGGCGAGGAAGTCTCGTCACTGGTCGCCAACTACCGCGAACTGGCCGACATCGACGCGATCGTTGCGACGTCCGGGGCTCGCGCATCGGCCTACGAAAAGGCGATCCTGGACGCCTTCGGAGCGTCGAAAGAGCAACAAGAGGGGGTATTGCGGGCCGCCGCATACGACGCCGCCGGAGAAGCGGCCGGCGCCTCGGCGAAGCGGGTCGCGTTCCATCGCGCCATGCGCGCACTGCAACAAAAGGGCCTCATCGAGGCCACCGCCAGGGGCGTTTGGGGGATCAAATGACAGCGTTACATCAGCGTTACATCTGGCGTTACGTAACGCAAACGTTACGCCGCATGGCCCAGCAAACGTTACATAAGCGTTACACACCCCTTAGGGGTGTAACGCATGTAACGCTTGGCCATGTAACGCCGTGTCGCGCCGGCAAGGGGTGGGCGGCGAAATGATCCTCTACGGCCTCGACCCCGGCCTCACCGGTGCGATCGCCCTCGCCGTGAACGGTGCGTTGATCGACGTGCGCGACCTGCCGGTGCGGCTCGAAGGCGGTGGGACTGTCAAGCGCCGCATCGACTCGGCGGGACTCGCGGCGATCGTCCGCGAATGGCGCGCGCAGCTCGGCGTCGATAGCGAAAATGGCCGTGATCGAGCGGGTGTCGGCCATGCCGCGCCAGGGGTCGGCGAGCACGTTCAGCCTGGGCCATACCGCAGGGGCGGTCGAAGCGGTCATGCTCGCCTTGGGCTGCCCGGTGGAGTTCGTCGCCCCCGCCGTCTGGAAGCGCGCCGCGGGGCTGGGCCGCGACAAGGCCGACTCGCGCGCCAGGGCGAGCCTCATCTACCCGGCGCAGGCGGGCTTCTGGACGCGCGCCAAAGACCACGGGCGGGCCGAGGCGGCGCTGCTCGCGCGCTACGGCTGGGACAGGCTGGCATGACCGCTCTCGCCCTCGCCGCATTTGCCGCCGGTGCGATGGTCGGGCTGGGCATCGGGTACTGGCTGTTTCGGGAGCCGGTGTGATCGTCTCGACCGACAACCTGCGCGCGATCGCCGACGAATTCGACGAGTCCGGCATCGCGCTCGATGGGTTCGTGCTGATCGCTGTGCAGGCGGATGACGGCGGCCGCGTGCGCATCATGGGTTCGCTCGAAGACCGCGAGGCGAATGCAACCGTGCTCCGGCTGGCGATCAAGATGCTCTGGGGCGGGGCGCTGCAATGATCGCCGAATGGATCGACCACGAACTGCGCAACTGGGCCCGCGAATGAAACATGAACTGACAGCGGAGCAATTGCGCGCCGCGCTAGATTACGAGCCCAACAGCGGAATTTTTCGATGGAGGGAACGCTATACAAATAGCGTGAAGGTCGGCGATGTTGCGGGATGCTTGCACAGCAAGGGCTATGTACATATCTGGATTCGGAGCGCGCCACACTATGCGCACCGGCTGGCGTGGCTCTACGTGCATGGCGAATGGCCGAGGATGGCAATCGATCATATCAATGGGGATAAGGCAGACAACCGAATCGCTAATCTTCGCCTCGCCACACCGACGCTGAACCAGCAGAACATGCGCAAGGCCGGCAAGTTTTCTAGCACCGGATTGCTCGGCGCGCAGGTCTGTCGGTTCACCGGCCTATATCGCGCCCGCATCCGAGTGGATGGAAGGCCTGTGGAAATTGGCCGGTTCCGCACTGCGATCGAAGCGCATGAGGCTTATGTGGCGGCGAAGAGGCGTCTGCATGAAGGCTGCACTATATGACGCTCATACCTGATTGGATCGACGCGGAGCTACGGAACTGGAGTGCTTGGTGCTGGTCCGGCGCATGGCCGCACCCGCTGCCGCCGGATCACTGCGCGTCGATCGAGCACCGGTACGTCGCGCCCAGCGATCTAGGCGCGGAAGTGGACGCCGAGGAAGCGGCTCGCCGCATCCCGATCGTGCGCGAGCGCGCCGAAATCGTCCACCGCGTCTACCTCGACCGGCTGACCGAGCGCGAGCGCCGGGTGCTGGTCGTGCGCTACGTCCACAGGACGCCGGCCGATCAGGTGGCGCGCAGGACGCGGCTATCCGAAGCACTGGTGGCCGAGTCGCTGATGACCTCGGCGCGTTTGGTCGGTGAAGCGTTCAGGGAGCGACGGCTTGCGGTATGCGCGTGAGGTGATAGACCTGCTCGGTGCGTATCCCGGTCGGGACTTCAAGCCGGGGCACATTGTCCGGTACGTCGCGTCGCAACGCTGTGAGATGGTCCGGCCGCGCCTGCGAGTCGGCGTGCATCGAGTGCTCATGGCACTGGTCGAATCCGGACAGGTCGAGCGCGACCCACCTGGCAGGTACGGCAGCTACGCCGTCTATCGCTGGAAAACCGTAACATCAAGTCGTGGCTAACTGTAACGAAAACCGCCACAATCTGCCCGGGTCAGTGTCTCTGCTGATCCAGTCTCCTCCTTGTCGGTAGTGCTTCGCGCCGGTTCTCACGAGCCGGCGTTTCTTTTTCAGGGCCGTCCATGCGCAAACAGGGCACGTCGCCCGGTAAGCCGGGTCGACCAAGCAAGTACAGCGATAACCTCGCTTTTCACATTTGCGAGCGGCTGGCAAACGGCGAGAGCCTCGTCCGAATCTGCAAGGACGAAGGCATGCCCGGCCTGTCGACGGTGTTCCGGTGGCTGTCCGAAAACGAGACGTTTCGGGACAGCTACGTGCGCGCGAGAGAGGTCCAGGCCGACGTGCTGGCCGACGAGATCCTCGAGATCTCGGATGACGGCACGAATGACACCTACGTCGATGAAGAGGGCCGGCCGCGTACCGACTACGACGTGATCGCACGCTCGAAACTGCGTGTGGATGCGCGCAAGTGGATCGCGGCCAAGCTCAAGCCGAAGACGTACGGGGATCGGCAGCAGGTCGACGCTACGGTGACGACCCGCACCTTGCCGGCCTCGGTTGACGAATTCGTGTGAGCCTGACGGACACGCAGCGAGCGTTTGCCACCAGCCGCGACCCGTACCCGGCCTTTGTCGGTGGCTTCGGCAGCGGGAAGACTGCGGCGGCGATTGCTCGGGCGATGGCGCTCAAGGCGCATTTCCGGGCCTGCGACATCGCCTACTACCTGCCGACTTACCCGCTGGTCGAGGACATAGCGTTCCGCCGGTTCCCCGACCTGTGCGAGCGCAAGGGCTGGGGCTACTCGCTGAACAAGGCGAGTGCGTACATCGAATTCCCGAACGCCGGCCGGATCGTGTTCCGCACGATGGAAAACCCGGCGAGGATCGTCGGCTACGAGGTGGCGCATTCGCTCGTTGACGAACTGGATACGCTCTCGACCGAGAAGGCGCGCGAGGTCTGGAACAAGATCATCGCCAGGAACCGGCAGAAGTGCGCCTGGCCGAACACCGTCGGAGTGGCGACGACGCCCGAGGGATTCCGCTTCGTCTACGAGCGGTGGGTGAAGAACCCGGCACCTGGGTACACGCTGTTCCGGGCCCGGACGATGGACAACGCCGAGCACCTGCCGGCGGGCTACATCGACAACCTGCGGGCCAGTTACCCGATGAACCTGCTGGCCGCGTACCTGGACGGCGAGTTCGTCAACCTCACTTCCGGGTCGGTGTATCCGGAGTTCGACCGGGTGCTGAACGGCTCGCGCGAGCAGATCAAGCCCGCCGAGGCGCTGCACGTAGGGATGGACTTCAACGTTACGAAGATGGCCGCAGTCGTGCATGTGCTGCGCGACGGCGAGCCGCACGCGGTGGCCGAGCTGGTCGACGTGTTCGACACGCCGGCAATGGCGCGCATCCTCGCGGAGCGATTCGCCGGCCACCCAATCATGGTGTATCCGGACGCCTCGGGCCGGTCGAGGAAGAGTGTGAACGCCAGCGAGTCGGACATCGCGGTGCTGAGGCAGGCGCGGTTCACGGTGCTGGCGAACGCCGCCAACCCGGCGGTCAAGGACCGGGTGCTCTCGGTCAACGCGATGATCCACGCCGACGGCGTGCGCCGCTACCGGGTGAACGCTGACGCCTGTCCGCACCTGGTCGAAGGGCTTGAAAAGCAGGCGTACGACAAGAACGGCGAGCCCGACAAGTCGAGCGGGTTCGACCACATCGTCGACGCCGCCGGCTATTTCGTGGTCTATCGGTATCCCCTGCGCTCGCGCAACGTCGCGCGCCTCAAACTGGTCGGAATCTGATGAGCGTCGACACCCACCACGCCGATTACGATGCGATGCGCACCAAGTGGCAGCGCATGCGCGACGTCATCGCCGGCCAGGACGCCGTTCACAAGCAGGGCGAGACCTACCTGCCGCGGCTGAAGGACCAGACCGACGAGGACTATTCGGCCACGTGGTTCGGCGCGACCAGCCGCACGATCGACGCCCTGCACGGGCTGATGTTCCGCAAGGCGCCGGTCATCGAGGCGCCGGAAGGCATGGCGAACATCCTGGCGGACGTGACCATGTCCGGACGCTCGGCCGTGGGCTTCACGCAGGATCTGGGCCGCGAGATCCTGGAAGTCGGCCGCGTCGGCCTGCTGGTCGACTTCCCGCGGGTGGCCGAGCGGCCGTCGAGCTTGGGCGCCGCCGTGCAGTCCGGTCTGCGGCCCTTCGCCACGCTGTACAAGGCCGAGCAGGTCATCAACTGGCGCGTGCAGCGTATCGCCAACCGGATGCTGCTCACGCTCGCCGTGCTGCTCGAAACCCACGAGGAATGGACGGACGCCTTCACGGTCGAGACGGTCGAGCAGTACCGGGTGCTGATGCTGCGCGGACCCAATGCCGAGGAAGCGGCGAACGGCGACGCCGCCGGCCTGCGCTACGTGCAGGAGGTCTACCGGGCCGGCGAGAAGGGGCTCGATCTGGTCGAGACGACCACGCCGATGATCGCCGGCCGCCCGATGGCCGAGATCCCGTTCCTGATCGTCGGTCCCGAGCAGGTCGCCGCCGATGTGAGCGACCCGCCGATGATCGACATGGCGGACCTGAACCTGAGCCACTACCGCACGACGGCGGACCTCGAGCACGGCGCACACTACACCGGGCTACCGATGCTGTTCCTCGCCGGGGTGACGCTCAACGACGGCGAGAAGGTCTACCTCGGGTCGCAGACTGCGATCACCTCGCCGGATCCGCAGGCGGACGGCAAGTTCATCGAGTTCACCGGGCAGGGCCTGAGCGCGCTGGAGACGCTGCTGGCGCGCAAGGAAGCGCAGATGGCGGCGCTAGGTGCCTCGATGCTGGCGGCTCAGAAGAAGGGGGTCGAGGCCGCCGACACGCACGAGATGCGCACCGCGCAGGAAACCTCGGCGCTGGCCGACATCGCCTCGCAACTGTCGCAGGCGATGTCGCAGGCGCTCCAATGGCTGCGGGACTGGAGCGGCTTCTCGGGCGACGTGAGCATGCAGGTCTCGACCGACTACGTCGTGACGCGCATGACGGCGCAGGATCTGACCGCGCTGCTCTCGGCGTGGCAGTCGGGCGGCATCTCGCGCGAAACACTGTTCTGGAACCTGCAGCAGGGCGAGCTGGTCGCCGAGGGCAAGACGGTCGAGGACGAGCGCGCCGAGATCGAAGCCGAGGGTCCGGTAGGCATGGCGCCGGCCGGGGCGGGCGGTGCAGCAGGAACTGTTTGATCGCCTGGTCGAGCACCAGGTCGACCTGACCCGCTACTCGAACGGCGTGGCGGCGCGCATCCGGGCGCTGCTCGACCGGGTGGATCCGGACCTCTTCGCGCAGCTGCAGGCGGCGCTCGAGCGGCTCGGCCCGGAGTCGTTCACGGTGCAGCGGCTGGACAAGCTGCTCGCCGAGGTGCGCCGGCTGAACGACCGGGTGTATGCCTCGGTGCTGGTCGAGCTGCAGGACGAGCTGCGAGGCTTGACGCAGGTCGAACTGGCGTTTCAGGCGGGCGTCACCCGGATGCAGGCGCCGGTGACGCTGGAGCTCGCCAAGATCACCGCCGAGACGCTCTACGGCGCGGCCATGTCGCGCCCCTTCCAGGGGCGGCTGCTCAAGGAATGGGCTGAAGGCGTCGGCGAGCAGCGGATGGTGCGGATCCGTGACGCGGTCCGGATCGGCTACGTGGAAGGTCAGACGATCGGCCAGATTGTGCGGCGCATCAG